TTTTCCGTTGGTCCAGCCAAGTTCAAAGGTAACATCAGAACTGTACCTGGCTGTTAACACCGATGTGTCTACCACATATTGACCATCTGAAGGAGCTTGCACCTGGTAGCGATGTATTGGATTCGCGCGCGCATTAGGCTCTCTATCTAGACGTTTATACTCTAGGGTGGCATAAAAATCCTCTAAAAAATCAGGATGAGGAAATGTCTTTATGGAATAGAACATATCTGTGTTGAAAAATTCGCTCGCTCGAGCGAAACCTACACCTGGATAGAGCTGTGTAGGGCATGAGAAGGTCTTGGCATATTTCACGTATCGGCCCAGGCTGGGCATCCAACAGAAATCCGATGTAGTCCATCCCCTGACGTGAGCACTGGGAACAAAGAAACCTCTTAGGAAACTTACATCGTAGCTGTGAATCGATCGATTTAACTCTTTGGCACGAAGGCCAAATTTGTTAAAGAGATTCTGCACTAATGCTTCAAGTGGATCCCTTCTTTGATGTAACGCATCAGCTAATACGGTGAATAAACACGCTGCATTAGTAACAGAGTTCATTAAAGAAGTATCCGGGTACCCGCTGGAACGGTTGATGGTATTGATTCTAAATGCGTAAGACCCGATCGCCTTATTTCCTAATTTAAAATCAATGGGCAATTCATGCAATTGCCCAAGGAGCTTTATCTCATTAGCGTCTAAATTCATCATTTCACGATAAAGTTCCCTTTCCTGTCGCAACAAGTGAGGACCTATGGATGCGTCAAAGGCTGTCATATCCAGCTCCACGAATACAGGATTTACTCCGCGCGTATCTATGACCAGGGAATCATCTCCACCCACCAATATCCCAATACCTTTTTTTGGACACAATATCGGAAAAGCGAATGGACAGATTTTTAAAATCTAACCCAGCACAGAATGCAATAGAGAAATTAACTCCTCCTGCTTCGAGAACTATCAAGTCTTGCTTTAAAGCTCCATGAATGGCATCGACTGAAAGCGCCATCCATGTGTTTAACAATGAGCATACAGAGATAACCATTCGGGGTTTGAATGGCTTGTTTCCGTCTTCTATTAAGCTCGGAAACACCTCGTCACACTTGAGAATAGCTTTTCTACTTCTGCACATCCCAAGTTGCTGCAACAAAACGTCCCAGTCTTGTATCAATTCATGGTTCAAAGTATGTTCTCTAGTGATCTTTGCTCGTCGCGCTGGATCAGCATTTCGAAGAGCAAAGTCATAACTCTCTTTGACCGTATGATCACTATATCTAACAGTTCCACAAACCTCTTTTACTTTAGCTAAGATGCTGTTTGTGTATTGTTTCGAAATAGTCCCGTTCTTCATATTTTGTCCATAAGCTAAATACCGAGCTGCTACCGCCGTCGCTGTATGGATTGGTTGTTTTTTATCCGGCACTCCATATATGATAGGAAGCTCAAAGTTTTGATGCAACTTTGGTTCAACTATTTCTATAGGGGCCTGAAGAATCGATGATACATTACCTAATACCGGAAGTTCTGTAGTAGACAAACTTTGAAAGCTCGTTTGCTCTAGCAGATCTGTAACAGTGACCTCTTGTCCGTCAACAGTTACAGTTTCAACCACTTTAGTATGAGTCGCGTGGTTTACTTCTTCTGGGGCCAGTGCTACCGCCACATATTCAACTACTTCCATCGCTGGGTTTGTAGAACGTTCGGGTGCAACTGTCGCTCTTGGGTTTGAAGTTGGCAGATCGTAGAACCGTACCAGGTTCAACACTGTTTCCTCCGCCCGGACTCGACTGATGTGATAGATTTGTTCTATCTCTTCACTAGAGAGTGTACCTGAAGGTTTTAGATCCTCATCAGATTCCACATCATCTAGCCAGTACGAGTATACGCTGCAGGGGTTGTCATCAAATGGCATTTGCGCGCCTACTCCATAGGCTACCGCAATACTACCAAAAAACAAAAATACACCAACTAACCGGTTAAATGGCGCTGGGATTATCAACCACACTACATTGTGCAATATATGTAGTATCAGTGCTAATATCGGGTTTACTCTGCCTAAGCATGCGTAAACCGTCGTAAAAGTGCCGACGTTTCCATATAAAGCCCACTCCAATATTACTATTGGGAGCGTTCTAAGAGCTTTAAATATCGCCTCACATAGAGAGACAGCTAACCAGCTAGGGCATCCTAATTCCTCCATTTTTTCAATAATCCACCAACGGGATTTATTTTCCAATAGAATCAAAAAGAATCGGTAAGCTTCTTCTATCACAGGTGATATACAAATGATCGAGAATGGATTCCCCCTTATCAAAGAAGAAGGGTTCATCTTACTCATCGCCAACTTGAGTGCTGCTAGTCCTGCTAACACTAAAGTCACTTTACCCATATGATCCTGGAGTAAAGACAGTGAGCTGCTAAAAGGGTTTCGAATCCAGTTAGCAAACGTACTGGGGAGCGTGCTGCGTATGTTTTCCCAAGAGAAAAAAGTTTCGTTTCGTGAGGTAACTACTACCGAAACTAGCTTTTGCTCTGTTGACCATGCGCGGTTCAATACTAATTGTATGAACCTGCTATCATTTGTTGTTTCCAATTTGACGTTTAAATGCCGTAGATAATCATTGCGAGCCGGCAAGCAATTGCTTAACAATTGCGAGTAAGTTCCATGATTTAGTACAGCTTTCTGCATTAAGTATGTACGATAACTTAACCAGTCAGACCCTAACCATCCGCACATGAGTGTTTTCCTTTCCAGATACGCTGGTAAAGACTCATATTGTTTGGCACAGAAGTACACCATGGCTCCTAAATAGGAATCATGTATTAGGCCCGTTCTCTGCATCGCTTGAAAAGGTGCAGGATGAACGTATATATCTTCTGTTTGGGCATTTAAATGTGGCACCGTATGCAACTCGTTTTTATCCAAGTAGTAATATCCTGTAGAGGAGAAAGGTCCAAATTCTCCGCAGGATAGGTGCCCGCGCCACCACACTTCTAATTGAGGCAAGAAGGTTAACTCTTCAATGAAGGTTGTAACAGTCATTTCGTGAATAAGGTATATATCCCCTAAATACAAAATAACCTGTGGTTTGCCGGTGCAATAATCGCGCAACCAGGCAAGCAAAGTATTCGCATCGTTTATGTTCACGAGGTCTGGTTTAGCCTCTAGTGTATCATAACTTGTCATGAATAATTGCTGACGCGTTTGATCTTTAGATCCATAGCATTGTGTAGATGTTACATAAGTAACTTCAGACACGTTGTGTTTGGTAAAGAACGTCAAATCTCTATTAGCAGGGAAGAGCACTACAAGGGGTACTTTGCGTTTCTTTATCTCTACTCCTAATCTTTCGATGAGTTGAGAACGGAAATTGGCGGAAACAAAATGAGGATTATCATTAGGTTTCGCATCTTCACTGCGTTTTAAGAGACATTCCAAGCGCGGACGACCGGTATCGGCTACGTCGGCTGGAAGTTGGACCCTTATATCATCCACTCTAGGATAAGTTGGACGATAAGGGGCTGTGGCCGCCACTAAGACCCTGGCGGGTGGTGCTATACCATCTCCTCCGTCATTAACCTCTAAAGGTTCATCTGGAGTACCATTCCTGTCATCAGCTTCAGCATCTTGATCAGGTTTCCTTTTGCTTCTCCTTCGTGTTCGTTTACGTTTCCCGTCTGGCTTGTCCCTTTCACCTACGCAATTAAGCGCATTGGCCGGGTCAGCAACTGGTTTCTTTTCCGAATTGTCCACACAGAGATCTTCTTCCTTTTTACAAGGTTTTTCCCTTTCCTTGTTCTCAGAACCTAGCTTAACAGCGGTCTGATCTTGGGGAATGGGGAGTTCATCTGAGTTTTCCTTCAATCCTTTCTCTTCCTCCAGGGGAGGTTTTTCCGCTGCTTCCGAAGACTCGTGTGAGCCTACATTCTGCAGGGGGGTCTGTGACTGAAGTTGCATCGGAATTTCTGATTTGTCCACACAGAGATCTTCTCCCTCTTTACGAGGTTTTTCCCTTTCCTTGTCCTCAGACTCTAACCTAATAGCGGTCTGATCTTGGGGAATGGGGAGTTCATCTGTGCTTTCCTTCAATCCTCTCTCTTCCTCCGGGGGAGGTTTTTCCGCTGCTTCCGAAGACTCATGTGAGCC